TTGGTAAAAAGTTCTTTTTGCTGCGCCGTAAGTTCAGGATGCGCGGCAAGAGTATTAACCATGTCTTCTTCGCGGGCAAATACTGCGGGATTCAGGACAGGGCCAAGAGCGGTTTTGTAAAGGTTCTTCCCTGCTTCAGACGGGTCTTGATGAAGTTTAAAAACTCCGCGCTTGGCTCCCTCATTGATAACGTGCGATTCATAAGCATCACGAACGTCTTTAGTATTGTAATTGGCTCCTGAGGCGTTCAGCTTCTCAGTGATATACTCAACAGTGCTATCAAAAGATTCGTGACTAGCTAAGAATATTCTTTGTTTTTCAGCGTTACTCTCTTCTGATTCAACACCAGCAAACGTCAATAGATCGCTAACTCCACGAGTAATAGTGGCCCCTACAGAATCAAAAGCACTGCGGTCTTTTCTGGCGAGTTGGCGTGTGTGTCCAGTAACGTGTTCTGCAACAGAGGCGTCTTGTTGAGCTAACTGAGCGATACCTTCGGAGATCTCCGTAATCTTCTTGAATTTGTAAAGTTTAATATCAAGACCTGCAATAGGCGAAAGAAGCTTCTGAGCTACCAAGCCATCCTTAAATGATACACCACCAATCTTAGAAGCTTTGATCGCCTGAGTCACGGTCATGTTCTCCGCAGCGTCACCAACTAATAGTTCGCGCTGACCTTCTTCATTAGTGACGTAAGCTAATGGGAGTTGGTTACTCTCTACTAAAGATCTTTTAACATCATTGTAACGGCGGTTAACAATTTCTTCAGATCTTTCTTTAAGACCAGCTACTTTGTCTTGGAACGGCTTGACAGTCCCGCCAGCGGAGACGACTTCCTCACCTGCTTTATAGTCAGTAAGGGTCTTCCAATCTTCTTCGTCGCTATTTATAGAAGAACGAACATACTCAAACTTCTCTTCAAACGACGGCTCTTTAGTAGCAGTAAGGGCTTGGATGCCCTCCTCATCAACTACGCCTAAATCAGATAACTTAGAATTTAGTGATCCACTTATCTCCTCTTCAACATTAGGTGTGTAAGCTCCTTGTTTAAGATAATCTTCACGAACGTAATCCGAATATTGGACGTAGCTCTGAGGATCAGCTTCTGATAATTGATTCTCCTCTGACCAAACAGAAAAGGGTTTAATTTCGGGCGGTTTTGGAGCCTCTGTAATTAGAGACTTATCGAAGTCGGTAAGAGAAGAATTCAAATCAGTCATAGCTGAAAAGGTTTGGATTGTAGTTTAAATGTCGTTTAGCCTGCGAACCCCATTTGTATAGGACTCAATTGATTGTTTTCTGGTCGGCCATATTGGCTAAAAAGCCTTTGCTGTTCTAAGACTTTCTCTAAAGTTTCTCTATAAAGATTTTCCGTATCATTTTCTGCTTTTTCTAAAACAGCAGCTTTATCTACAGTGATTCCGGATCTCCTCATCACGTCTATATAAGTCGCTGCTAGTTCTTGTTTATTAGCTTTCCCAATATCGAAACCTTTAGAGACTTGATTACTAATTTGTTTAATATCCCCCACCGTAGGCGCAGTCAGGTTCGACCAGTCTGTCTGCGTGGATTTAACAGTCATACCCCGTAATGCAGACTCATACGATTTAAAAGTAGAGGATGCTCTACCTATAGCCGCAGATTCGGCGGCTGCTGCTGCCTTATCGGATGCTGCTTTTGTTTTTGCAGCTCCGGCACTCTTATACGTTTGACCAAGGCTCACATAGTCCTGTTCTTCTGGATCTATTTCTTCTCCAGCGGCAGCTATTATAGCGTCAACAGCTCCCACCTGAGCTAGCTGAGACATACGACCAAACTTTCGGGACTCCGCTTCTTTTTCTTTACGGTCTTCTTTTTCTTGGCGGATACGGTCTACGTTAATAGAATTACCTGCAAAGTTAAATAGATTACTAATAAGTGGGTTATGCTGTGCAGATGGTAGAAACTTCATCTGTAAACCAATCAAATCTTTAGTCGCGGTGTAAGAATCTTTTTCAGGATCAGACGTGATGCCCTCAATCTGATCCATCAAGTCGGGCAGCTTCTCCATGAAGTCAAGCTGAGACTTAGCCTTCTGCCTAGACTGCATTAAATCAAACTTCAACTTTTCGTTGGCAAGATCCTGCGCCTGCATAGACATAGCATGCGATTGCATCTTCATAGTATGAGCCTGCATCGGCATGATGACTTCCTGACGATATTTCATCGCTTGGTCGAAACCTCTCTCTCCCATCAGCATCGGGAAATACTGTTGGCGGAGTGGTGCGATGTCTTGATTATAATCGATGGCCATATTACCTTAATTTGTAGGACTTTCCGAAATCAGCTATTCTTTTACGTCGAGCCTGTTCCCTTTTCTGGATCTCAGATTGCTCTGCCTTTTTAGGCTGCTGTATCAAGTCGTTTGACTTTGGTTCTTCCATGCCCATTGCGTTAAACATATTTTTAGAACCTGACTCGATTTTGTTTTGCTTATTAGCTTCTTCAGCGGCTAACATTCGTGAATCCATTCTACTTTTTCGTAAAGCGGGTGTGTCGATAGAAGGCTCGTTCATACGGGCCGCCTCACCTAATAAAGCCATTCTTTGCGCAGCAGCTCCAGTCAGGCGACGAGCCGCACTACGAAACCTCCCACTAGCAGGTCCGATAGGGCGAGATGGTCGCAGGAGAGACGACCCACTCCCTGTCACGTAATTAGGGTCTTGCATCGCTTTCAACGCAGCGTTAGGTTCAGTCCCAAACTCTCTTTGATACATGACGTTTTGAGCTGCGGCTGCGGCTGCTGTGGGGTCTGGTGCTGGTTGGTCAAACAATCCTGTTCCGGTCTTAGCCTTCTTAAAAGAAAAAGGGGAGCCACGCTCACGGATTCTATTCCCTTCTAAGAACGTATCAAACTGAGATTCAGAAACTCCAGCCTCTGTTGCTCTTTGACGAGCCTGTTTTAGGAGGTCGGCGGTCAAAGCACCTCGTTTCGATAAGTCTTTAAGCTCGGAGGCGATACCTGTTTTTTTATCTATTTCAAGTTTTTTGTCGCGGGCGGCTGACGCGTCAAAAGCTGCGTCTAACTGAGCTTCAGCTTCATCATATGAGTCAAGGGGTTCCTCGGGTTCCTCATATTGTTTAAGGCGTGCTTTCCTCGCGGCGTCCTCTTCTTCACTTTTTTTTCTCCGCTCTTCAAAAGCCTTGGTCCTACCAGCCAAGATGCTACTTAACTTATCTCTTTGACCTTGAGAAGTTATACGGGAACTGCTTAATATATCCTTCGCTTCGGCATCTTTAGCCGCAGCATCTTTATAATATTTATTCGACATGATTACCAAAGTTTTTTGCAGGCCCAATAGCGTGCGGTTGTTTTGTCTTTTGCAGTTTTGCAGTTGTGTCTGGCTCTGAAGTTCGCCCGACGTTTGGGATTCTTGTGTTTTGTGAAGTCACTATAATCGCGATGACCAAAACCGACTTTTTTGATTTTATCTCCTTCTTTACCTAATACGACGAACTTCTTTTTAGATCCCTTCGGCGCACGCTTCGGCTTATTGAAACCCGCAAAAGTCTCTCCATGGTATTGGATACGGCCAGACGGGAGCCTTTTGAAACGCTTATTCGCCACAGGCAGAAGATACAGGTTTTAGGGAAAAGTGTCAATCTTCGGGATTCTGATAAAAAAAACTTTTCTCTATATACTTGAGTATTAATTGTATGTGTTATAAATACCCATAAGGTTTTGAAAAAGTTTTTAACTGAGTAAGCTGGTATCTGGATTATTGAGTGCGCCACTAAGACTCTTAATCGTAACCTGTTTCCTGTATCCCTTACCGTCTTCGTCTTTCGGTGGGTCAACAGCCACGAGTCCTAAACGCTGACGAGCGCAATCGAGTGCGAGAAACGCTGCGTCCGCTAAGTCAGGACTACGACCGAACCGAGCTTTGAACTCCGGTTTCGATTCGATTTTTACTCTCAGCGTGCCTGTTCCCTTTGTCATATCGTAGTTTCTAGCACACATTTCCTTAGCTAAATCCGCAGCTACTCCATATATCTGCTGTGTCCGAAGCAGTTCTTTGCCGACAAACCAGAGTTCTGACACTCTATTAGTGTAGAGTTCTGCTCCGGTTAGTTGGCTATTCATGCTGACTCTCTTGTCGGAAGCTTTCCCCCCAAAGGAAACGCGCATGAATGAACTCTCCCACTCGCCAGCCAGAACGTCGCAGAAGGGCGCACCTGCTCCGGTCGAGTCGAGTGCTACGTTATTAGCAGAGATATCCCTACGTTTACAGTGATCGATAATCTGATGCACAATCTGATAGGTTCGGGGAACCGCTTTATTTGTGGCGTCGTCATTGAGGTGTATGGCTTCGCCCAACTTACAGACGTATTGTCCGTTACGGGCGTAACCGACTTCGGCGGTATACATAATAGTCCGGTCACCGCCGTTAGTGAAAGCTGGATCAACTCCGGCAACGACGGTCGGTTTATCCGCCCAATCGACTTCACCCATCGCCCCGCCTTTAATAAGCTCCGCTTCTGAGTAGATTCCAGTTGTCTCATCGCTGTCGAAAAACACGGCTCGGACCATTCGCATGTATCCTCTAGACTCTGGCCCTAATAACGCCCTGTCCTCTGCCAGCTTCTCAGCGGTCGGTAGCCACGGATACTTAACTTCTCCTAACGTAATATTAGGGCTGCGCTCACCATCGAGTCGGAGGTAGTGGCCTTTCCATTTCGTGGTCCACCTGTCAGCGGTCTGTGTATCTACGGACTCCCAGCCCTTCTTCGGCTCTGACCAAACACCGAAAGCGTCGAATCGGCTGTTCGGGTTAGACATACCAATCATCTGGAAGAAGGGGTTCTTAGAAAGGTTGGTCAGACCAGCCTGCAATATACTTTCAGAAAGTTCTGAAAGTTCATCACCGATCATAATTACCCGCTTCTGCTTGATTCCGATGAATTTGCCGATTGCCTCGCGTGTTTTGGATTTCTCTGCTGCGATAAGTGATAACCCAGCTCTTTCGATAAGCGTGCCATTCTCATCAACATAGGCGGCGTTTCCGATTGAATCCCGAATCTTTATGGGCGCACCATCGATCACGGACAACAAAGACATGACTGAACCCCAAATCCTCTTTCGTGCTTCCCGTAAGGTGGTAGAGGTCATCAGGACTAGTGTATCTCGTGGCTGGCAGAGCCATTGGACGATACCCCACGCGGCCATCGTATGTGATTTACCAGACGAAGCTGAACCACCAATCGCTAGATACTTGTGTTTGATGGCCGACCTAATCATCTGCTCTGCCCAAGGATGGCGGACCATCATCTTCTCCGGCAGTTCTTCTCTATTCCATAGTTCATCGCAGATCCTCCAAAAATAAAACTCCTTAGCCTTATCGTTAGGGTGGTGGGCAAAGCCATACAATAAAGAGGTCAGTAGACTTGTTGGCGGAATTATCAACCCACCTACGTCCATCTGCTTGGATTGTGGGTCGATGCGTGGCTCTAGAACGCGCTTGCGCTTGTCTGCTTCTGAGGGCATAATTAAGTCGATGTCTGAAAAACCTATT